ATCGTCATATTCTTATCCCCGAAGTTTACTTTCTGTGCTTGACCGTCGCCATCGGGATCNACGTACACTTTAGACTTTTTTACATNGCCAGCCATAGGCTTGTTCAGTGGNACTTCTTTGCCTTGATAGGTTGCTTCGTCTACTGCTTCTTCGCNTAGTTTNCCGATTAGCTTTTCTGGCAAACTTCATACGACGTTTAGCCTTGTCGTCTAACTGTTTAGAAGCAGAATCNAGACGATCAGCAGTACGGCTGTCGCCAGTAGGAGATTGTTTTCTTCATTTGTTTAGCTTGTAGCTCCATTCCCATAGAACTAGTGCTTTTGCTAGAGGCATCAGCCATAGCCTTGCCAGCATAGCTTCTCATAGTNTCTTTTGACAGCTCGTCTATTTGTTGNCCAGGAGTATCTGACTTGTACTTCTTGACTAACTCATCNGTTCCTTGAAATCCAGCGCCAGCTTCTTCTTTCTGTAGATTTCTNTGNGTGCTAGANTAAGTGTTCAACTCGTAAGGATTACTGCCGCCTTTGTTATACACTTGNACGTGAATCATATGTTTCTTGCCAGTCTTCGTGTGAGTGGCAGGAATATGNACACTGGTAGTTTTACCACTNCTTGGTTTCTTAGANCCAACAGCAACCTTGTCCCANCGATCGTCGTCGTGTACGCTCAGACCAGACTTCTCGTGGTGANCAAGAGCGTGGTTGATAGCAGAACTGTAAGTGTTGTGGTACAGTTGATAGTTAGAGCCTTTTGCTTCAGAGACTTCTTCGGCTTCTTCTTTCACTGGTACACAGTTAGGAACTTTTTTACCGTTCTTCATCTTCATACCAACGGCAGTGTAGCCTTTCCAACAAGCGTCTTTTAAATCACCAGTAGGTTCTTTTACTTCTTCTGTCTTAGGCGTAGTATTCATAAAGTCTTTGAATGACATCGTACTCATAATACCTACACGATTACCAGCCACATCAATGAAGTTACCGTGGCTGTCTTCTGTTTTATCTTCTTTCATAATAGTCTCTTCCTGTACCATCTTAGCCAGTTTCTTAGCGTCTACGCCGTGATATTGTCTTGCTATTTGAGCAGCGTACCAAGTAATGTCGTGTTTTGGACCACGCTCTCTTGATACTTTAGCCGCTTCTTCTTTCTTGCGATTCCACACTTGCTGTAACAGTTTCTTAGCTGCTTTATAGCTATGCATATGAATAATAGGCGATATTGCTTTTGAAATACCGAACATCTCTGCTTCAGCTAAGTCAATATCAGCAGTCTTTCTGGCAGCGCCTTCGTTTATGAACGAGTTTACTCTAGAGAAAGCCCATTGTTGCGGAGTAACGTCTTCGTGTAATCCCATACTCCAAGAAGCCACACCACGATCGAAAACTTTCTTCAGCGTATCAAACGATTCGCCAGATTGTTCCGCCCTGTTCATCAGATATTTTTCTTCGGCAAACGTCAGATCAACAGTAAACTCTTCGCTTAGATCATCAAATACGTTGTGAACAAAATCTAAGAAGTTTTGCTCTGTCATATAGTCGCCGTACATATCTTTGTATGCGTCAAAGTTTTCTTTACGAACTTTTCTAGACGGACTCAGAGAAACAGATTTGAAGCCACTGCCAGATTTACGTTGTGATTCAGCTCTTCTTACTTTTGGAGATAATCTTTGCGCAATGCGCTTGATAGCAACAGCTCTTCTAGCTACGATTCTATCAACGGCAGCTCTAGCTGAGTATGAAAGTTCGTTGTACTTCTTACCTTTCAGAATACGCTTACGCATGAAACGAATCGCTACACGTTTTGCGCGACGATCAATAACTTTACCAGAAGCCTTTCTACGAATAGCCTTGCGTTGACCAACTCTAACTCTACCTTTAGAACGCTTGATTACAGCTCGTTTCTTCAGACGCTGTTGAACAGATAATACTGCCTCAGAAACTTCTTCCTCGTTGATCATTACAGCTCTGACATCGTCAAACATAGACTTAGCAGAAGATTTGAGTTTGGCAGGTAAACCTTTTTTGAAAGATTCAAAGTCACCTTGTACCGCCAGTTGTCTCATTTTAGAAGCAGAGATACCCGAAACATCATCAGCATCAGGATCACGCTCGCCAGCAGAAACAACATCTATACTTTTGTATTCGTATTCTTTTCCGTTGTACTTGTTTAGAAGATTCTTCATCGTGTCTACACGATCTGAACCTACTACCATAGTAAGATGATCGTATTTTTTATCTAAACTTTTCAGAATACCAATAAGCATACCAAATGATTTTGTTTCTTTTGGCAAATCGCGCATAACTTTTGGAAACGCTATTTTAGCGTACTTCAGCTTTTTGTCATACGGTAGTGGGTTTTTCTTTTTGTCTTGTGAAGAAGAAACGTACAGAGCAACATCTGCTTTCTTAGAAGAAGCAACGCTCACTAGTTTACTAACCAGTTTTTCGTGACCAACAGTGATAGGGTTCATACGCCCAAAACTGAATACAACAGAACGCTCTTTTGCTTCTGAGATACCGATTCTAGCTTGGTATTCTGGATTTAAAACGATTTGATTTGGCTTGACTTTGAGCGCTTTGTTTTTCTTGTCTTGCTCTTCGTCTGGATGAACCTTCACGTCAAGCTCTCTTGCTATAGAGTCAGCGTTTACGGGTAGTTCTTCGCCAGTATTTACATTGACTTCAGGCGGGATCGGTTGACCTTCGTCGTCTGACATTGAATCTTCGTCTTCATAACCAGCAACATCTTCGCCAGCTTGTTTGCGGCGTTTTAGCTCTTCTTCAGCCGCAGCTGATACTTTCTGATCACTACTCTTCAAAAATCCAACTAATGTTTTAGAGGGAGTTTTTTTGTCTTTGATTTCTTTTAGACGTAGTTCGATTTGCTGCTCGTTTTGGTCGGCTTCGCAAATCATTTCAATAAATGATTTCATTGTTTCTCCAGGGTTGCCTTGGCTTTCTGAACTATTTGTTTATTATTTAGTCTTTCTTTAGTCTTGGTATTCGCCAAAGTCTTTTTCGTCAAATTCTAACTCATCTTCGTATTCTTCGTCTTCGTCTTGAAAGTCGTCTTCGTCAAAGATGTCTTCTTCGTTATCTAGCTCTTCTATTTCGTTCCAGTCGATTTCGTAGAAGTTCATTAGGTTAGCTTCGTGATAATCTCTGAGGTAGTAATGATTGTCTAGCTCGCCTAGCTCATCTAATATTTCTTCTGCGCTCGTGATATAGTCATCAAACGAGTCGAGATTTTCATCAGTCATCACGCCTTTGTTTTCTACTTTTTTGACAATAAAAAGAGCAGCATCGACTTGCTTTGCTGCTCTTTCTACTAACTCTAGTTCTTCTTCAAACTTTCTACTAGCCAACGATAAAAACGCTTCAGAAGCCAACGGCGAAACGTCAAAATGTTTGGTCTGATAGTTACCGATAGTAAGATTCATATACTTCCTTTTTTTGTTATTATTGTGGTAGGCTGTCTACTATTAAAATATCAAAGTTTGCCGAAACTCTGATTCCGTTGCTACTAGCGTTATCAAGCCTGACTTCTAAGTCAGAACCAGAACTCATTCTAATAGGGAATGGAAAATCATATCTATATGAGTTTCCAGAAATCTCGGCAATATGAGTAATCCTAAATGGATTTCCTGGCTCTCTGACATAAAACTTTATCGTTCCGTCTGATTTAGTACCTAGACAAGCGTCTCCGCAATACAAATATCCTGTTTTGCCAGCGGGAATAGTATAAAACGCTTCTTGCGACTGACCTTCACCAGCAGGTATATGGGCTACCACGTTTGTGTTAGTAGATTGTGTATACGCAATGATTTGACCCACGTTTTCGGCACCAGTGTTTACGATAAAATCGTTGACTCTTCTAAAAGCCACAGAGCCAGTAGTAACAGGTGTCGTGCCGTTCAAAGTAACAGTAGCTTGTAACGGTAAGAAATCATCATCTAGACCTATGACCGTTACGTCCATGGTGTCAGCTGTATTTGAACTAGCAATAGAAAGAATCTCTGCGTTTGCTAGTAATGACCACGGATATAAACCGCCATAAGTCCACACTGTTTCTGGATCTGTATTGGTGTCTACTTGTGGATTATATCCAGAGCGATGTATTACCTCAGCACCAAGAACGAGTCCTCTTGATACGTTTAGTTTTTCATCAGCGGTGTAGTATTTTTTCATGGTTATCTCCTTTTACTAAGATTATTTAGTATAGCGAGATATTGAACCTTGATGATTTACGAAGAACGCTTCGAACTTTGTGGCGGGAAACTCTTTCTGAAGTTCTAGAAACTTATCTAAGTTTTCAGAGGCGTCGTCAAAAAGACGAACGATTGTGTAAGAGCCTTTTTTCATAAGATTTCGTATCACTACTTTCTTATTGTCAGCAGAAGAACCAGCACCTAAGTTACCAGCTCTGTGGACGTGTACTTTATCAATATCAAAACCATACTTCTTGAAGGTATCAAGAAACAACTGTTTGTTATCTAAGTCTGAACGAGCAGTGACGATGACAGTTTTCTTGTTTGGGTTTGTACCTAATCGCGTCAGAAGTGCCTTTGCTGTTTTGAAAACACTGTTAATAGGTCTAGCTGTGTCAGCAAACACTTTTGCGCTTCTGAAATCGCTGAAGTCTAAAGATTCTCCAGAACGAAGTTTATACACGTTGAATTCGGCAGGGGTTATTGATTTTATTCTTTTGCCATTACGAACCACGTGAACCTTTGTGTCCGTTGTAAAAAGAGTATCGTCAATATCCCAGATAGTAAGTGAAGATGCGCTCATTTTTGCCAACCTTTTATATATTCAGCTGAGAAGTTTGCGCGGCTAAACTCTATACGGTCAACTAACTTCACAGCACTAGTGCCTGTATGATCTATCGCAACGAAGCCTTCTTGCTTGGTAACAACGAAGCCATTAGCAGTTCGTAAAAACGTACCTATGACAGAAGCATTGTTCATCTTGTCTATGATGATTTGTTTTGCTTCAATGAGGTGTTTCATAATAGCGAAAACTTTTGCAATTTCTTGCTTAGAATATTTTGCGAAAAAAGCCATAACGTTTTTTTGTTTATCGCGAGTAGCTTGTTTACCTTTCTCGGTCTTTTTGCTATCTACGTCTTTTTTGAATCGTTCGCTTATCCACTCAAACAAATCCATAACATGCGATTCGGGGTCGGTTATCAAGAGTTCGCCACCGCGTATCTTACTGTTGTTATATGTCTTTATCAACATATTCAACTGATCGTCTTCTGAAATCTGATTCAACATAGCAGCAGAGATGCCGCTGAATATCTTACCTGCGCTAGATAAGGCAGCAGTTACTTTAGCGGTTTCAGTGTCAGTCATTGTAGCTGTACCCGAAACGTCACGATAGGTAGCGTCATCAAACCAAACGTCTTTTGAAGTTTTTAGTTGCTGTTTGATATTGACAGAAAACTTGGCTTTCATCTTATCAAACGAACTACCTTCGTATTGCGTGTGCCAGATGATGCCGAGTTTAGCCGCTTTCATTTGTTTAGCAAGAGCACTTTTGAACGGAACTGCGTATAGAATGGTGTTTGGTTGAAAGGTCAGCATTTTTTCGCCGTCAATCATCTCTGTTTTCAAGTCAGAACTGGTGAACATCAAGTCGCCTTGAAAGACGCCCTTTATGCCTATCTTCGGTAGATGTTGTAAGCATATTTTTAGTTTGGTTGCTAAGTCGCCAGATGTGTCGGCGTCTACTTCGGCAGGTGTCTTGTAAACTTTAGGATTCTTGTTGAATATACCTTTCTTGGCAACGAAGAAACGACCATCAGTTGGGTCTATACCAGCGAAGATAGCAGGAGCGCCATCCCATTTCACAGTGGCGTTTATCTTACTACTGGAGTTACCAGCAAGCATATCACGAAGAGAGCGGAGAAAGTTTATAGAATCGCGTGTACCAGAAACACCACCGTTTAGAACATTATCTTCGATGTGTTCCATATGAGTGTTCTTAGATTCTACTAAAAAGTTTTCAAAACTTCTCATCTTTTTCCTTATACAAACAAAACCCCGATACCACCAGCTTCTTGCCAATACTCAACGGCAGGGACACGGTCATCAACCAAAACGTGGTCACGATAACCTTCTTTCATAGCAGCTGGTTTATGTTTCAGCTTCGGTACCAACAACACTTCTTTGATGCCAACTGGCAAGTGTTTAGCGCACCAATCACGCTTAGCTCGCATAACTTCTGCTTGGTTCTCATAACCAGCGGCACTCAAAATAAAGAAGTCAGCTTCTGGCTTCTCAGCCATCATTCGGTTCAACATTTCTAAACCGCGCTCGATGGGAGCCATTTCAGCGAAGAACTCATAGTTGTAAAGTTTACGCTTGAAAGCGGCACGTTCTTCGTGGCTCAACGCATTCATTTCTTCAAGTGAAATAGGCGAAACTTTCTCGAACTGGGCAACCCAGTCAACAAGGACTCCATCAAGATCAAAGTAAACAGCACATTCTTTCATTATTTCTCTCTCAATTTAATAAAACTCCATTTGTTTTTCTTATTCTTTATTTATATGTTCAGCAAACTAGAAAAGGGCGCTCGCGCCCTTTTTATTCATAGCTCAGTATTAGAACGGATGATTCAATCGGTCATGAAGTTTCGACAAATCATCATTTTCTGCGGTAGGAGAAATGCTGTTTGAAACATCAGCGTCAATCTTGGTATATAAGTCAACAAACGCGTCACGAGTCTCGTTGTCAAAACGAGCGACACAAAGTTTGACTGCTTTCATACGGTCTTTGAACATCGCGAAAGCACGGATAATGTGAACCAGACGACGTGTAGACATTGTCTCGTTAGAACCACCGTCTGCGAAAGTTTTACGAATCGCGTCAGCCCAATCAACAAGGTTGTTCGCGAACAATTCGTGCGGCTCGCCAGTGATTGAAGTCAACTCATTGACTAGAATCTTGCGTTCTACAACTCGTGATGGATATTGCTGTTCAATAGTAATCGCAAAGCGCTCTAAGAAAGCCTCGTTCAAGAACTGCGTACCGACGAAACGACCATCATCTGAACCTTTACCTTTTGTATTCGCAGTAGCAATCACAGTAAAGCCTTCAGCTGGAGTAACGATTTCACCAGTCTTTTTGTTCAAGAATGGTTTACCCTCAAGAACAGATTGTAACACAGTAAAGCCTTGAGCAGTAGCATAGTCAATCTCGTCAAGCAGCAACACAGCGCCGCGTTTCATCGCAGTGATTACAGCGCCTTCTTCAAACACGACGTTACCATCAATCAACGTCTTGTCGCCGAGTAAATCAGATTCATCAGTCAACGGAGTGAAGTTGACACGATACAGTTCGCGTTTCAGTTCAGCACAGACTTGTTCTACCATCATCGTCTTACCGTTACCTAGACTCACCAGTAATAAAGATAGGATAGAAAAGTTTAGACATCAAAATAACTTTGACATCACTAAAGTTACCAAACTTGACATATCCTTGATATTTGGTAGGAATGTTTGACTGAAAAGTATTCCGTGTCATTCGTTCGTTGTTCATGGCTGTGGTTTCTGTGTTCTTAGGAGTGTTATCTACGGCAACATACATCTGAGCAGCAGAGATGTCATAAACACCTCGACTAACTTTTTTACTAGGGTCACGAGTAATAAACCCGTAACACCGCCCAGAAGCTAGTTTGATTTCGTGTAGCTGAGAAGCGGTCAGCGTTTTGTTATCAGGAAACATCTCTGCAGCTTTCTTTAAAAACTCAATATTTCGCGCGTTCATAATATATCTCTCTCATTTATCAATCAATACAGCCATTATACCTGAATTATCGACAAAATTCAATAGTTTTTTAAAGTTTTTGTGAAATACTTTCAATAAACTTTCCTACAACCAAGCGGCTATCTTTCTTGCCTTTCATATGTTTCTTGAACGAAGTTTTCACTTCTGATATTTTGGTATCTTCGGTTACTTGAATATCCCAATCATCTTCAATATCAAGGCTATTTGACGCCACTAAAAAGTATCGGTCAGCCATCATATACGGATTTTTAGTAATAACTACCGTTTTTCCTATCTTTTTTGAAAACTTATCTTCTTTGTCGAACAGGTTAGCCAAACGTTGGATTTCAGTGGTATTAGTGATAAAGTACCCTACAATATTCAAAGAACTTGAGTGACGAGTTCGCAGTATATCATACATAATGTTACTTTCAAAAATATTTCCTCTGTAAGGATTACTGCCCACGCGGTAGACTTTACCAGTCTTCGTATCAGTGATAACCGAATAATAAGATTTCATATCGGTGTTAGAAAACCCATCAGTAAGAACAACCAAGTTAGTTACTTCTAGTTGATAGCGTTTTTTGAAATCAGAAACATAGCTATCCATAGTCAACAAAGCGCTGTTCAAAGGCGTAGATCCTAACTCAAAACCTATGATTCGGAAGTCAGAACAAGCGGAGTTGACTTCTTCCTTCGCTTTTACAGAAAAACCTAGATTTGATCTATTAGAACGACCCACATAACGAAGAGATAACAACGCAAAGTTAGACAAATCGCGCATAAAATCTCGTTCTTTAGACTGACTATTCAAGACTTCCAGTAAACTAAGTTTTTGGTCCACGACATAATCAGTTCTTGAATAATCCCGACGACTAGGCGTATAGTCGCCGTTATGACAATCACTAAACAACTGAACACTAAAAGGAATACCCGCTTTACGACAAAACATAGCAAGAACCGCAGTTTGTACAAAAGTGTTGTAGATTTTATCAGACATAGAGCCAGACCAATCAACTAACATCACCATACCGTGATTTTTACCTTTACTCTCAATCATATTACGACGAAAGATATCTTCGGCAATCTGATACTTGAACACTTTCTTGGTATCTAAGCGACCAGTTTTCGCGTATTGTTGACGAGCAACCGAGGTGGCGCGTTTTTTAGCTTCAAACTCTTTCACCATATTATTCACAACATCACTATGCTGTTTGGTAAACTCACTGATAAACAGTTCAAGGTGTCGAGCGTTTGACAACCTCGCGCGTACTCTGTCACAAGGAACAAGATATTTGTTATAATCAGCAGTGCCAACAGTATAGTAGTTATACCGACCTGCTTCTTTGTCGATTAGGTTACGTTCTAGTTCTTCAAAGTTACGACGATACTCATTGTCTGTGAACGAATCTAGCGGGTCTAGAGCTGAGTTACCAGTAGGTGTTTCTAAATTATCTTGTTCAGGCAATTGCTGGGTTGAACTAGGAGTTGTATCATCAGAAGATTCATCGCTTTCTTGATTGCTTTGATTGTCTTCAATTTTATCAGAAGTTTCTTGACTTTCACCAGCAACAAATGACTCTTGGCTGTCGTCAGAAGATTCATCACTTTCTTGGTATTCTTCTGTTGCTTCGTTTGATTTTTCTTCAGATTTAGCCTTTTCAGAAGCATACAGTTCTTTACACAACTCAACAACTTGTTCCCAAGTTTCGATTGCTTCAATCTTGTCAAGCCAAACGCGTTCTTCTTCAACAAAAGGAACAGCAACGTGACTACCTAGTTTATAGTGAATATTGATACGGTCAATCAAAGGCAAATCAGCAACCGTGATACTGTTTTTACGAATACCAAAGATATCTTCTTTGTCAATCTCGGCATAACCGTTACGCATAACACGAGCAGCACCAGCGTAGCGTTTGGTAATCAATCGCTCGATACGAACGTCTTCGATGATGTTTAGATAAGACTTCGGCAGTCCATCTACAGTAATAGAGTCGTGCCAGCCCTGTTGAGGAGTATTAAGAGCGTGGGAGATTTCGTGAAGCGTCAGAAGATCATACACATCTTCTGACGTTTTCCACATAGGCAGGGTCATAGTTCGGTTTTTCAAATCAAACCAAGCAGTATTGGCTGTTGAACTACGCACGACGTTGATGTTTTCATTAGCCAACAATCGCGCTAGATATTCTTTTGAACCACTGTATTCAAACATAGCTTTCTCCTCGTTTATAAAGTGATTATACTACGTTTGAACACATTTATCAATAGTTTTTTTATCTAAAAGTTCAGTTTTTCAAACTTATTTTTGTCTGGTTTCTCTGTTCTTAATCTTTGTCCGAACGCCGAGTTATCAAACGCGGGAACGTCTTTCTGTGGCTTGTCTGTGTCATTCAAAGTCTGGGCGGATTGTTCCACGTCATACAGACGCATCTTAGAACGTTCCACACCAATCACGAATCTGCGATTAGACGACGGATCATTATAACGATTCTTCAACTGTTTTATCATCAGTTGACCAAGTTGTTCTAACTGTTCCGAGGTGATAATAGCAAACATCAAGTCAGCAGTAGCGGGTAGACCAAAAGACTCTGAAGTATCAGTCAAGCTAACATCCGTATTTTCATAGCCGCCACGAGTTGTCTGTGTAGCTGTAACAACAGGAACATCAAACTCAACTGCTAGCCCACGAAGTTCTTCGGCGATTGACTTGATATATGTATAGCTATTGACTGAACCGCCTTGTTTGATCCTAGACGAAGCACATATATTTAGGTAGTCTATGTATATCACATCAGGAACAAAGTTCTTTTTCAAGCGAAGTTCGTTCAAAAGATGACGAAAGTGACCAGCGTGAGCCGAAGCAGTCGGAAACTCTTTGATAATCATCTTACCGACAGTTTTGTTCTTGACTTTTGCTACTTTCTTGTCATACACATCGCGTGGTAGATTTTCGATTAGTTGAATGTCTACGTCTAGTAAGTTAGCGTCAATACGTTCAGCAATCTTTTCTTCCGACATTTCCATAGTTATGTACAGAACATTCTTACCATCAAGTAAGTTGTCGGCAGCGAAACTACACATTGCCAAAGATTTACCAACGCCTGTACCAGCTAATATAACATTTAGAGTTTTACGTGGTAAACCATTCTTTGTAATAAGGTTGAATAGACTCAATCTAAACGGAATACGCTCTTCTTTTCTGTGATAGAAATCAAAACGAGAATCAAAATCTTCAAGAAAGTCGTGACCGATATTTGAGTCAAACGAGACACCAAGCGCGTCACTCAATAACTGAGGTATTGCGCCACGCGAATGGTTCTCTGTTTTGTTTTCCATTATCTTGATAGAAGCCATAATAGCATTATAGATTGCTTTGTCTTGACAAAACTTTTCTGTCTTGTCAATCAACCAGTTCATATCATGGCTTTCTGTGTCAAGTGTAGAAATGAGTTTTTGAGCACCCTCAAACGCAGAACTGTTCAACCCGTCTTTAGCGCCCAAGTCAATGACAAGAGCCTCTTTCGTCGGATTTCTATTGTACTCGTCGATATATTCTTTGATTAGTTTATATACAACGCGCTGTGAAACATCATTGAAATATTCTTCTTTTATAAAAGGAAGAATCTTTCTGGCGTATTCTTCGTTCAACGCTAGATTCGAAAGAATCAACTGCTCAATCATTATAAATGCTCTTCTTAGTTACCAAAGATGTCTTCTACTTCTTCGTCAGATACAATATTACCATTTGATACTTGATACTTGTCTTTGACATAATCAGCAAATGTTTTATCAGTTAGAACAGGCAACCAAAACTCTTTGGTGAACGTTTCTTTCGCTCTGAACTTCTTATCTTCTACTTCACCAGTTTCGGTGTTTACGCGAGAGTACCAACCATTACTAGGCTTCACTACGTGACCAGAATCAAGGGCAATATCTAATAGACCAGACCAAGTAGAAATGCCACCATCAAAAGAAACAGTGACTGGAATCTTAGACTTTTCTTTGACGTATCTTGATTTTTCTACGTTGATAATGAAGTTATATCCAACAATCTCAGTACCTTCTTTCTCTTGTTGACGACCGATAATATAGATATTGTCAGCTGAATAATATGAACCAGTACCACCACCAACAATTGCTTTAGGGAACAAACCGATTTCCATATAAGTATGGTTGACTACCACCATCGGAATATCTTTCAGCGTCAAGTGTGGAGTAATCATACGGAACAATGATTTGATCTGTTTAGCACGAGTCATATCCGCTGCTGATTTTTCATTCAACGCATCTTCAACTTCTTTCTTAGAAGCCAAGTTACCGATAGAGTCAATCAGAAAGATAACCTTATCGCCACGAGTTACTTCGCCAAGTTGATTCATAACGTCAAACTTGAGTTGTTCAATATCGGTAATCGGTGTGTGTAATACACGCGTCATGTCAATACCAAAAGATTCAAAGTATGACTTTGGCGTACCAAACTCTGAGTCATAGAACATCAGAACCGCGTCTGGATATTTTTCCATATAAGACTTCGCCATCAGTAGACTGAACGCTGTCTTGAAGTGTTTACTTGGACCAGCCCACATGGTAAGACCAGGAGTTAGACCACCGTCCAAACGACCCGAAAGAGCAATGTTGATTACAGGAATCTTAGTTCTGATCATATCTTTGTCTGAAAAGAACTTAGAATCTGATAA